GTTTATGACCCCTACAACCACAATGTACCCAGGCGTAATGGACTGGCACGAAGAAGAACAAGATCTAGAAAAAGCCTATAGGAAAGAACAGTATCCTTTAGGTACTTATTTTAAATCTGATATAATTATGGCAGCAAAAATGATGTCCCCCAGTGTCTACAACAATGTAGATTATAAGCTTCACTCTCAGGGAGAAGATTTAGGGTGGTGTGCAAACGCTAAAAAATTAGGGTATAATTTATATTGTGCAAGTTATATATACACTCCGCACATTATGAACAAAATAATGCTTCGAGATTTCCAAAACAATGGAGATCCTAGAAGCAGTGTAACTTATAGTAATTAGTAGAAAGTATGATATTTTCATATAATATTGTTCAATCTTATAAAAATCAATTTACTATAACCTTTGAATTTAAAGAACCATTATTTGGAGTAAGCAAATGACATTTGAGTTTGTAGAAAACTTTACTATACAGCTTCCAGATCTTTCAGAATCTACATATGATTTCTCTGAAGGATTTAATGAAAACTATGGCCTCATAATAGAAGTAGCGGCAATCCACGAACGGACTAACTGCTAACTATAATAACTATTCTGCAGCTGAATTAGAAAAAGCATTGCAATCTTGGGTTGATCCGTATCCAAAACCAATCATAATGAATCATGATCTTAGCTCAGAACCAATTGGTCGAGTTATAGCTGCAAAGATGGATAAAGAAGAAGATGGTTCTCATTTTGTTCGTCTGCAGATTGCCGTTACTGATCCAGCAGCAGCACAGAAGATTTCCGATCAAAGATACCTCACTGGCTCTGTAGGCGGTCGCGCCGGAAAAGCAGTTTGCTCCATAAGTGGAGAAGACCTAGCTGTCGAAGACGCCAGTGGAAGACCAAAATCTCCTAAGTATAAAAGAGGAACTGTTCACAAAGGAAAGATGGCATATATAGATATGCAGGATATTTCCTTTAAGGAATACTCTTTTGTTAACCAACCAGCTGATCAAAGATCTAGTGTTAGATCTAAAAAATCTGCTGATGGGAAAGTGGCAATCTCCGACTCAGAAAACTGGGTTGCAAAGAGTAAAGCCTTTGTTTTACACATGAATGAAGAAGATATCGTCTCTATTAGTGAGAATGAATCTATACTGCATAACTTAAAGAAAAAAGAATCTAGACCCTTGTATCTCCACATGAAAGGTGCTTTCTTATCGGCAATAGCCATACAGGAGAGCGAAAACAGTAACAGTGACAACTTGTCATTACTATCTAAGGGAAGTGAAGATATAAATAGCCATGAGGAGAACTCAAATATGGACGAAAACGTTAAGGGTGAGGATATCCTCGCTGCTGTAGAAGATCTAAGTCAAGATCTTTCAAACATCGCTGCAGGCACCGTTCAGGAATCAGATCCTGAAGTACCGCAAGATGAGATTGACGCTCCAGAAGCTTCACAGTCTGAAGAGGCTCCAGAAGCAGAAGAGTCACTCAAGACTGAAGAAGATAAAGAAGAAGAAGTGGCTGAAGAAACAGCTACAGATAAAAAAGATTTAGAAGTTGATCCAGTTGACGCCCTTAAAAAGGCAAATGAAAAAATTGCTCAACTTGAAGCGCAAATTGCAAAAGACTCATCGATAGCACCAGCTGCTGATGAGCAAGAGTCTACAGTAGCTCCAGAATCAGTAGAAGAACTTGCCTCAGAGGCAGTTGAATCAGCTAATTCTGAAGTCGCTGAAGAAAACAAAGTAAATGAAGATTCAAAGGTAGAGCTCACTGACAATAATATAGTCTCTGAGCAAGATGCTGATGATTTAATGAGAAAACTCCATTTACTTGAAGAAGAAAACAAAAAGCTTAAACAAGCTCTACACCGTACTTTGGCTGAAAGAGTTGTTGATACTAAAATCTCAATAGGAACTGAATCTGTTGAAAGCAGAGAAGAACTTATTAAGGATCACGTAACTAGATCAGCTGGTTCACTAGCTGACACGTTAAGAGATCTTGCAAAGCTCCCAACTTTTAAAAAGAGCATTCATGGTCTTAGTGAGTCTATCCTTGAAAATGACGTTGTCTTAGAAAAAGAAGAAAACGTTTTAGAAGAGGATGACGAAGAAGTTATCGAACAACCAAAAGAAAAAATTAATTCAGTTGAAGAACTGTTTGTAGATGCCTTAATGGGCCGTCGTAAACTTTAATTATAAAAACATACAAGGAGAAATTAAATGAGTTTAGCAAAATTTCGTAAAGTAGGAACAAAGACCGGTTCAGGCCGTTTCTTGGTTTCCTCGGGTTCTGCACCAGCAGCATACATCCTTCCAAGCGTTGCTCTTCCAACCTGGTACACAGATACAGAAGATGACCGTTTTGAAGTAGTTATTCCAAAAGGAACAATCCTTTCAGTAGTTACCGACAGCAGTGGCGATTCACGTTTCGTTCCAGCTAACGGTAGTGCAGCAAGCGTCACTTGGGGTGACACAATTGCTAATTGGAACCCAACTGCAGGAGCAACACCAGTTGCTAGCCCATCAGGAGACACGCAAGCTGTTGCAGCTTACTCAGTCCCAGTAGGCGTTGCACAATATGATCTCTATAGACCATTCGATAAGGGAACCTCACAAGGTGCTGGTTTCATTACAGGTGGCTATGTAGAGTACCCAATGGTATCAGGAATTAATGCGGATCTAGCTGGTGGCGATTTAATCGCTGCTGACTTTATGGGTCGTCCAGTTAAGCTTGCAGCTACTTCAAACTCTGCAGGAGCGTCACACACTCCGTGGATACAAGTCGGTAAGGTTGTTGAAGTCGAGAAGTTTGCTACAAACTTTGATGATGGACTCCTTTCCTACATGCAGTTGCCATCAGATCCAGGTGCACTTAAGACTGTGTTTGAATTAACAAAGTCTGGTGCATACCAGGGTAAACTAGGTATCCGTTCAAACCTAGATGTAACTAATGTAATTGGCGCATTCCGCGTCAACTTAACATTGTAATAATAAAGAAAAACACTAACAGGAGGAATAATCCTAAGATGAGTAAAACAATCCAAGAACTCCTTTCGGGTCTCCCAGCTTGGGAAACCGCATTAGCTGAGGATGGGTACATCGATTCAGACAACAGAGTTACTATCAAAGAAGCATTTTCGTCACCTGACGCAGCTGCACTCTTTCCTAAAGTTATCTCTCGCACTCTAAGAGAGGCAGCTGAACCACAGTTGCTTGTAACCCCTCTCCTTTCGGTAGTTCGCCTTGGCAAAGGGCGTTCTCTGGAATTTCCAGCAGTTAATGCAATTCAAGCAGCAGAGATCCCCGAAGGGCAAGAATACCCAGAGCAGGCACTCGCCTTTGCAAAGCAGATTGAAGGCAAAGTCTCGAAGAAGGGCGTAAAGCTCTCCTTCACAGAGGAAGTCATTGCTGACTCCCTTTGGGACATTGTCGGACTTCATGTTCGCGCAGCAGGTCGTGCTATGGCTCGTTTGAAAGAACAAATCGCATTGAGCCGTTTTAAGGATGCAGCTACTGTTGTGTTCGATAATACTGCTGGTGGGAATGATGATACAACTGGTAGAGGAATCGATGGCGCAGCCAACGGAACCATTACCTGGGATGACGTAGTTGACATGGCAGCAGTGCTCATGGCAGAAAAGCATATTCCTACCGACTTCATCTTGCACCCACTCATGTGGTCAGTGTTCCTCAAGGATAGCGTGTTCCACTACGGTGGTGCCGCTTCTGCAGTTAACACAAGCTGGGGTTACCGTCCTCAAAATGCAGATGGCGCATTAAACGCCACCGCACCTCTTGGCCTTAACGTATTGGTTTCACCATTCGTTAGCTTTACGGCAAAGAGTGGCGCAACACCTGCAAAGTCGGATGTTTTCCTTATCGACCGTAATGAAGTAGGAACCCTCCTCGTCAAGGATGACATGAGCACAGATCAGTTCGATGATCCAAGCCGTGACATTCGTCAGATGAAGATGAAAGAGCGTTATGATATTGTAATGCTCGGTGACGGTGAAGGTATTACTGTTGCTAAGAATATTAACCTTGCACGTAACTATGAGGTTATTCTTACAAACGAAATCTAATAAAGCCTTAGGGAAGTTATAGTTACGGCTCCCTACGAGAATGGGGGACGGTGGTTTAATTATCACCGTCCCCTTTTCTTTTTATAATATCGCTCTTACTATATGACATATATAAACAGGTCTCCAGGAGAATAAAGTGGCACTTAATCTTATTGAATATGCTTCCGTTGGATCTGATACTGTAGTTATAAAATTTGCTAGAACTGTAAAAATAAGTTCAATAATAAACGCAAACTTTATAGTACAAACAACAGCTAGTACACCTTCAGTTATTCCAAATCCATTTATAGCTATATCCACAGTAGCAGATTATAATCAAATTTCACGAGTACTTGTTCTTAAATGGAACAAGATGTTGACATCCGGTCAAGAGTATCACATTAGATTAAACGGTTTAGTCGACGCAGCAAATCAAGTAATTCCAGAAGAAAAAATACAGTTTACAAAAACAGATACAGCTACTCCAATCTCAATTTCAGAACCAACTATCCCTCAGATTGAGCAGATATTAGTTGAAGACAAATCTATAATCCCAAACACCTATACCACTTATCAGGTTATAGCAAAGAATCCTGAATTTTTTATTGAATCAATAGATCCCAATAACGGTGATTTTTATATAGATAACACATATAATAATGGAAGAGTCATCATTACATTTAATGAAAGACCAGCTTCAAACTTTTTGAATAAAAACTATTTTAAGATTCAAAGAAAAATAATACAAAGAACTCCAGCTAGGTGGGAAACCCTAGAACCAAGAGTTTCTATGCATTCTTGGAAGCCTGATGTATATGTGGACTTTCCATCATTAGATGCAACGCCATCATATTATACTGATGGACCAGATTATTTTGATACAGGATATAAATATAGAATAGTTATTTCTGAAAATATAGGAATATAAAAATGGCTAATTTTGTTTACGGAAAAGCAAAACAATCTTTATTAAATGGCCAAATTAATGTTTTATCTAATAGTTTGAAAATCTTACTTGTAAATAGTTCGTATGTTCCATCTGCTAACTCAGATCAATATGTTTCAAATATTAATTCAACTTATATAAAAAATAGAACTGCAGCAATACAAAACGTAACTAATACACTTGGAGTACTAGACGCAGATGATATAGCTATAGCAGAACACGACGGCTCTTCTTTTAAAGCTATAGTTTTGTATCAAAATGGAACATCAGATTCAGACTCAAAGCTCATTGCTTATATCGATACTTCTATAGGTTTACCGTTTGCTGGTGTTAATTTTAGCTTACCTGTTACTATAATCTGGAGTAATGATCTAAGCAAAATACTATCTTTATAGGAAAAATATGGCAACAAATTATCCAAATTCTTTAGATGTTTTAATCAATCCAACAGTTGGTGATACTCTAAATTCAGCAACAGTTCCTCATCATTTACAGCACTCAAACATAAATGATGCAATGGAAACAGTCCAAACTATTTTGGGAATTAACCCAACAGGGTCATATTTAACCATAAAAGACAGAATACAAGCATCTGAAGCTCTAAATGGTTTAACTGACGTTACTATTACCTCTGTTGCAGCGGGTAACGTACTAAGACATAATGGCTCAAAGTGGGTAAACTACGCCGACTCTAACCTTACTGATGGGGGAAATTTTTAAAAATGGCTAATACAATTAGAATCAAAAGAAGGGCCAGTGCTGGGGCAGCTGGTGCACCAACAACTCTCGAAAATGCCGAGTTAGCCTATAACGAAGCTGATGATGTACTCTATTACGGTAAAGGTACTGGTGGAATTGGCGGAACTGCAACAAGCGTTGAAGCAATCGCTGGCTTTGGCGCATATACATCATTGGGTACAACTCAAACTATCACGGGAAATAAAACATTTTCTGGAACATTATCAGTAGCAACTCCAACCGCAAGCGCTCATGCTACAAACAAGTCTTATGTTGATAGTGCAATTACCGGAATTTCAACATTTACCGCAGCTGGTGACACCGGAACTGTTACCATAACAAATGGTTCGGATACTCTTACAATTGCTGGTGGAACTGGACTTACTTCTTTAGCTGGAGCTACAGATACTGTAACTCTTAATCTTGACAATACAGCCGTATCAGCTGGATCTTATGGTTCAGCTACCGCAATTCCGACATTTACGGTTGACGCTCAAGGCCGTTTGACCGCAGCTGGAACAGCGTCTATAACAACTTCTTTTACAGTAGACGCAGACAGTGGCGCAGATTTGACAATTTCTGGTGGAGATATATTTACCATAGTTGGTGGCACAGGCTTAACATCGGTAGCCTCTGCAACTGATACACTTACCTTAAATCTCGACAACACCGCAGTAACTGCTGGGTCTTACGGTTCTGCTTCATCGGTTGGAACCTTTACGGTCGATGCTCAAGGTCGTTTGACCGCAGCAGGTTCAACAACAATAGAAATTGCACTTGGAACTAATACGTCAGGAAGCTATGTAACATCACTTGTTGCTGGCACTGGCGTAACGTTAAGTAATAACTCTGGCGAAGGCGCAACTCCAACAGTTGCAATTGGTCAGAGTGTTGAAACTACTTCTAGCCCATCATTCAATGGGCTTAATCTTAATGCAGCTGGCACAATAGTCTTTGAAGGACTCACAGACGATGCGTTTGAAACCACATTATCTGCTGGTGATCCAACTGGAGATCGTACAATTACTCTTCCAGATTCAACTGGTACTGTAG